ATATCGTTTACGTAGTCATCATGCCCCATCGTAAGCAAGAAGTCGTTTACGATCTGAGACACTTTAATTGTGTTTCTTGCCATTACTTACTGGGCTTTGGGATCTCCTCTTTCGAGGAGTAGTTATACATATCTGCGTCTCTCAGATGCAGCCCTATCATCTTGGCAATCTCTATGGCAAGCTCAGGCTCGTAGTGCTCTGGCATGTCGAAGTGATTCGCTGTGTTCTGATTGGTCAGGGTTGTAGACAAAGAAGGAACCGTGTCCACGATTTTTCCGTTGACGTCTCTTGCTCCAGGCTGTCTGTAGTACCTGACGTAAATCTTCTTGATAGTCTCTGGGAATACCTCTATGTGGTTAGACACCAGTGCTACTGGATCGCTTTCCGTAGGGGTATTCAAGTCGCTTCTGAGGATGCGTTCAATCTTCTCTTCATCGTAGACAATGTCAACAGGAGTTCGGGTCGAGCTCCCAAAGAGCACAGACCCAGACGAACTGATGCTGATAAGTCTAGCAAAGTTGTAGGTCAAGTCGCTCTTCTTGAACGCTGACACTGTGGAATCTTTTGGCAAAGTCTCTGCCGTAGAGTAGAACGACAGGTCTTCTTCAAGTCTTTTGATTCTAGACTTGTTTCCTTTTGCTGAGATGCCACGCCGAACTGAGGCTCGCGCCTGCTCAAACTCACCGAACATATTGTTGAATAAGTTCACCTGAGCTTGATGAGCAAACTTGTTAAAAGACTGTGGCGTAACAAAGCCTCTTTGGTCTTTGTTAGCCAGCTCTCGCACGGCCTCATATACTTTTACAATGTTGGCATACATGCAACAAATATACAAAAAGAAAGCCACCTGTATTGGTGGCCTTCTTAGGGAGCGCTCTGCAATTAAAGCTGCCGATCTATCTCTTCTACGATTGGCACTGCAGCCTCGGTGAGGCAGTACCTAGTAAACACATCAACAGGGTCCTGACCAGCAGGAACAGAGATGATCATGTTGTTGGTGTCAAACCAACGGACAGCATCTCTATCCATCTTGATGATGTTGTACTTCTGTGCCATGCGAAGCTTAGCCTTCATAGCTACAGAAGGGTTGTCAAACGACTGGATAAATCCAGCTGGATCCTTCTTGGCTTTGAGCAAGAGGTCGTGCTTGATCTCAGCGAATGGGCGGTCTACGTCCATGTTGTACGCTGCCGCCACTGCAAGCAAGTCGTCTAACTCCTTGGTTCTGAGCAAGTTAATAGCGTCGTTAACCAAGAACTCTTGATCGAGGCTAACCTCTTTCTTCTTGAGCTGATCGATAATCTCGAACGAGCTGCCGCCATTGGCTTTGTTTCCAGGGTGCATCGTCAAGAACTTCATCAAGTTAGGCTTTGTCTTGGGGACAAAAAGCCTACCCATACGGAAGATGACTGGGGTCTTGACAGAGTTAGGAGCTTGCTCGTCTCTCCAGATAGAGTTCTCGCGCTCGCAGTAGCGGATCTCGCGGACCATATCTTTCTCTTCGTCATAGACGGTTATTCCACTTTGCATGAGCATAAACGTGGCTTGGCTTTGGAGAGCCTTAAACTCACGAGCTTCATACTTAACCTCTTGTCTCTTGACCTTAGGCTTTGGTGTAGATACAGCAGTAGGTGCTGCTGGTTGTTCTACTGTGGTCTGCTCTGCTGGCTTAGCAGCAGGCTTTCTCCCGCGTCGAGCGCTGGGCTTTGTTTGTTGTTCCATTAAGATATTGAATTGAAATTAGTAGTCTGTATTAGTAGATGCGGATGTCTGACCCTAAACCAGATGTTGCGCTAGGGAAATAAACCGTCACCGTAGAGTTAGCTGTAAGCGTGTATGGTGAAGCTGCGCCATTGATGGTGGTTCTGCCAGCTGGAGGGTGAACCGTAATGGAGCTAGCGCCTGCGTTTATCAAGGTGAGCATCTGCCCGCCCTCAGCTCCTGTGGGGAAAATTACGTGAGCACTTCCGCTAACTACGCTGACGGGCTTTGTAAATGCGTTTGTAATTGTTGCAGCATCGCCTGAACCTGTTCCTGAAGAAGCAACAACAGCTGAGTCAGAATGAGTTGTTTCTGCGGTCAAGGCCAGCTTACCGTTTACAGTAACGTTGCTATTAAAAGAGACTACGTCGTATACGTTTGTCAACCTTTGATTGAGCGCGATAAGCACCCACTCGCCCTTGTCGTTGGTAGCAGTAGGGGACTTAAACAAAAACGTTGCTGTTTCTCCTGGGCTTCCAAGAGTTACATCTGCATTAAAGTCTTGCATATCAGCAGAAGTAGTGTCGACGGTAATCCGACCAGAGCCGTCTACAAACACAGTAACCATGACGCCATGAGGGAGTGGCCTCCCATAGGAGTCTGTTGTTCCGAGGGTAAGTGTTCCTCCGTCCTGCGTCCCTGTGACGTATACGAAACTAGACGTTCCATTCCACGCAACGGTTCCGCTGCCAGATGGTGCCGTTACTTCCTGAACTCCTCCATCAAGGAAGAACGGGAATACTCTTTTATTTCTTGCCATTGTGTTCGTTTTTTACAAAGATAGTAAAAGAGAAGGGAGCCATTCTCCCCTCTCAGTTACCGATTAGTCGAGTGATGGACCATTAAGGGCAATCCATCTCCAGCCACCATCGAAGTACATACAAGTAGCTTCTTCGTTAGCCGCAAATGTTGCTTTGTCCAAACTAGTTCCGTCAGCGGGGTTGCTAAGAGTAACTGTTACGGCATTGGCTGCATTGATGCACTCAAAGACCACGACAGTTCCAACCTCCTTGGTGTTAAGGTCGTCTACAACCACATTTACGGTAGCGGACGTTCCGTCAAGAATCACCCTGCTTGAAGTAACAGTATAGGTTGCGTCGTCTGCAGTAAGTGTTGCAGCCGCAGCATCCAAGTACAATGGAAATACGCTTGTTTGTGCCATTTGTTCTGAGTATTGTGAAGATCAGAGAGAAGGGCCGAAGCCCCTCTCTCGTCTCTTCAGGTTAATTACTTGATGAGTACGTGCTGGTTTGCAGCGCGAGTGATCAAGTTGCACTCAGAACGGTAGTAGAACTCAGCAACGTCCTTAGACAAGTTGGTGTGTCCCAAGATTGAACCGCGTACCCAGTGCTCCATGTCACGGTTGTAACCGTTCGTACCCTTGTAGTTCATCTCCAAAGCAGGAGCTGAGTTACCAGTGCGTGGGTCAACAACGTTAGCCAAAGGAACCATAGCTCCCTTGATGTTGCCGACAGCACCCAACATAGGATCATTCAAGAGCTTCCAGTCGTGCTTGTGGAAGGTGTATCCACCGCGAGTGAATGACTTAAAGCCGAGCTTCACAGCCATGTCAGAGTCGTTGTTGAATGCACCGAACTGTCCAGGCAAGCCAGCAGTCACCTGCGTAGCGATACCTTGAGCAAGCATGTCGTCGATGTCCAAAGATGCAGCTCTGTTCAAGTACATAGCGTACTCTGCTGGAGCCCCCTCCTTGTCCAATTCGAGGATGATACCGTCGATGTCAGACATGTCAGCGAACGTGCCTTGAGCGCCGCCAGAAACGTCAGCAACCAAGCCTCTTTTCTCGACAGCTTCGAAGTAACCTTCAGACCCAGCAACCTTACCCAAGGTGGTAGAGTCGTCGATTGGAACTTGAACCTCAGTCCCATCAGTAGCAGCCTTCTGACCGTAGAGCAACATCATCTCGCGCTGGTTCATGAAACGCTTGCGCGTATCCATCTCACCCTTTACGTACCATCTGTAGTCACCATTTCCGATGTTTACCCAGCCGATGTTGGTTGCTTGAGAACCGTTGACTGCGTAAGTCTCCTTGGTGATGATGAATGGGTTGACGCGCTTGGTGATTCCAGGCTCGCGGAAGCGGCCAGGCTGATCAGAACCTTGAGCGTAGATGTTACCGATAACGGCAAACTGAGTCGTTGAGCCGTAAGAACCCGTGGGGTTTCCTGCACCATCGAGACGAGCCACAGTGTAAGAGTTGTCGTTTCCGTCGCTGTCGCCATCAGTGATGCCAGTAACCACGAGGCGCTCATTCTCAGGAGTCAAGAGAACGTCGTTCAAGCGCAGGTCGATAGAGTCGTCTGCAGTGCCGCTCATGGTCAGGGTAGCAGTAGAGATAGTACCCGTCACGTATGGGTGCAAGCGACCTTCTTCCCAGTACTGGACTTCGTCCTGAGTACCAGCGTTGGTCACAGCACCAGTGAGCTGCAAGAAGCCAGTGATACCTTGATCTCCGTAAGTGCTGATCAACAAGTCTCTGTTGTCAGGCTTGGCGTAGTCGCCAATCAAGTCCCCGAGAGAGACATATTTTTCTGGGGTTGCCAGAAGCTTTGACGGTCCTTCGTTAGAAGCTCCGCTGTTAGTATAAGAAATAGCCATTTTTGTCTAATGTTAGATTTTGAAGGTCATAGTAGAGTTACCCATCATAGCATCCTTCAACTGCTGAGTCAGGGAATTTTCAGTTGGTTGTACGCCCTGTGAGTTTGGCTGTGTAGAACTAACATTGGCTGCCTTAGTCACCAAGTTTCTCTGACCGTCACCCAACCCCTTCTTGTAGATTTCCTTTGCGATGGTGTCGATGTTATCGATCAGAGCCCTATGTGAGCTAAGCAACTCGTAGTTCCAGTTGCCGTTGTTATCAACGTAAGGATCGAAGTACTCATCGAGTCGGGCGTTCTTATCGATGAGAGACTTCTTGTAGTTCTCTTGGAATCCGAACTTGAAATCGTTGCCGTCTCCTAGGTCGAATTGCAACCCTTCAAGTTCATTGACGCTAGACGCCATCTTCGAGATCCACTCTTCGTTGATGAATGGTTCTTCAGCAGACTGCTGCTCAACAACTGGCATCTGGTACCCATCTCGCATTTCGCTTATGGCGTCCCGAGCTGCCTTCGCATCGAGCTTCATCTGAATCTGACCCATCTGTACCTCAGACTCATCGTGGAGGTCGGCATCGACCGTGTACTTATTCTTCATAAGCACGTTGATTTCCGTGTCGCTCAAGTCAGGGTACTGAGTCCGCATGTGAGTGGCAATCGCAGTCATGTCATCCATTTCGGATGGGTTTACTGACTGGTACTTGAACCAATCCATAGGGTCTCGTCCTGTCTTGCTAACGAAGTCGGCAATCACTGCGATACGTTCGTCCAGCTGAGGCTGAGATTGTTGAGCCAAGTCATCCAAAGACTTTACTTCTCTACCAAGCCTTTCGCTTAAGAATGAGAAGACCGCTTCTTCGACTTGTGCATCAGAGTATTCTTCTTGTTCGGGAGCAGCCTCTTGGGTAGGCTGCTCTACCTCCACTTGTTGCTGGGGCTCAGGTTGAACCTCGGCTTGTGGTTCTGGTTCAGGAGTCGGTTCTGGCTGTGGCTGTGCCATAGACGCTGCGACTTCCTGCTCAGATACAAAAGTGAAACCGCCTTCCTGAGCGGTTTCCTGTGGTTGGATGTTTTCGTTTTCCATGAATTAAATTATTGATTATCAGTATTATCCTACGTATGCTACGCCCTTTGCCGTACCGTCAGAGGTAACGGAAGAGAACATACCGTAGATAGTCATGCCAGCCTCCAGCGGAATAGCCACGCCGTCTGCCCCAGCAGCAGCATACGATGCGCCGCTAACTTCAAAAAGGCTAGCTCCATTGTCAGATGCCTTAAACGTAACCGTCCCTGCCTCTGTGCAAGTAAAGGCCGTGAACTTCTTGCTTGTAGGTGCGGTCGCCTCAGTGCTATCGCTGATGTAATAGAACGTAGACGGTAGTGTTGCTCCTGGATATGCCATGCTTATTGTTTTTGCAAATATATAACTTATTTATTTCCTGTGCTTTGCCACCTTCTTGGCGATCTTCTCGGGTTGCCTTACAAATTGCTTACCCTTCTTATTGCCCTCGGCCTTGGCCCTGTTAGTGGCAGCTTTCTCACTAGCGCTCAGAGACTTCCATGCTTTGTCTGGAAGGTACCGCTTCTTTCCTTTAGACGGTTTTCCGTCTGAGGTGCGCCACTTCTGCTTGGTCCACTTAGCCAGTGAATTGCTGCTGGACTTCTTCCCAGAGTATCCCCCGCCAGCTTTCTTGTATGCAGCTACAGCGAGCTGAGCCTTACGAGCAGACCACTGACCAGCCTTCCCTCCTTTGGAGCCAGACTTGATGCGTGCAACAATTCTCTTCCAGAGTCCTGGATTCTTTTTCTTTGCTGTCTCAGCCATGCGTCACTGTCTTAAACTCTGCCTTCTCTATTGCTTTGGGGTGCGGTGCGTAGTCTCCCTCCATGAGATAGAACCTCCCACCCTCTTCCATCCAGTGGTATCCCTTTGGAGGATCCACTGAGATCTTCTTCTTGCCTACGCTAAGCTTTTGCTTCTTGTACGCCTTCATCACCACTTGACTTTATTGGCCCACCATGCAGCACTCATCTTGCCACGATTGATATTCTTTCTGTGCCTATCCTTAAACGCCTTGCGCTGCTTAGCGTTCTGATTGGTCTTAGCCCCCTGCTCACCGAAACGAATAAGCTTTACTTTCTCCCCTTCCTTTGCCAACACTATGTGTGACTTCTTGGGGTGCTTAGGTGTACGCTTTGCCTTGTTAACACCAGACAAACCATACTTCTTAAGCATGTTCTTTATTCTGTTTCCGAGTTTAGATGGGCTGCTCATAATACAAATATAATTACTGCTGAGTTATTGATGAGGCCGCGAAGACGACGTTGTAGTTACCATCGTCAGACCTAAACGAATGAACAAACGAACCAGAGGCGACATAGGTGGCTGAGTTGGCTGTGTATTTAACCGTAGCCGTAGTCGCAGACGTACACTGAGTATCGTATGAAGCATCGTCACCGACAATAGTAAAGCAAACATTAGTTGCTGAAGAAAGTTGATCTGCTGCAATCAACTGAGAACCAGAGTATGCGATCCCGCATCCAGTAGCTCCTGGAGGCTTAGACTCGACTCCGTCAAGAGAAACAAACAGGCCTGATGAATCTATAGTTTTCATGAAATCGTTATTGTAAGAGACTTCCATCTCCACCGAATTTGCGTGGCAGTAACGGGGCTTAGTGTGAGGTACTGTTTAACCATATGCCCGTTACTTATCGTAGCGTCTGTAAGATCAAACGTTACGTCCTGGTACACACCACCAGTAGCTGCTGAGCCGTAGTACGACGCTGTTCCTCCAGCATAGGGGGCCCCAGGAGTTCCCCATGATGCGAGCCAACTACCGTTTGTATAAAAAGAAATCACCGTAGAAATCTCCACAGTTCTTCCTGAAGGAATGTTTCTGATATCAAGAGTATTCTGCGTACCCCTTGTCCCGTCCTGATTGTCTCCAAGAGAGACGCACGGGCCCACCATTGTGTCAGATATAGTGACATCTGCATCGGCGTCTATCTCTGCGTATGTAAAAAGAGTGGCATACGTTGTAGAGCTTGTTACACTCTTAAATGCTGCATCAAAATCAGACCAAGAAAAAGTGCCTCCTCCGTATGTTGCAATGGGATTTGCAAAGGACAGGTTTCCGCTACCATCAGTCTTTATGAAATCTCCATCGCTTCCAGCGCTCGTTGGGAAAGTAAGGTTTACTGTCGGAAGTGTAACAGTCACGTTCCCGCTCATAGAGCTTGGGGCGTTTATCGTGACGGCATTTGAGTTGCCGTTGTCATACATACGAATAGACGAGTTCGCGGTGTCTCCATCTATCGTAAGCCTGTTGTTTATCTGAGCAGTACCAGCGTTAAAGAACTTTACCTGACTCGTACCGCCTTGAGTAAGTTCGAGCGAATTGCCATTAAGCTCAATGGCCCTGTTTCCAGACAGCGTACCGTTAGCCGTATAGATGCTGTCACTTACTGGCGTTGTCCAGCTAAGAGTTCCGCTACCATCCGTAGTGAGGACTTGGTCTGCATCACCATCATCGGATGGGAGGGTGAGTGTGTAGTCGGCAGCTACCGTAGCTGGTGGCTGTATACCTACATAGTTGCTGGAGTCAGAGTCGTAGAGCCTAAGAGGAAGTTGGTCCTTGAGGCTTACTGATGTGGTGTTCTCAAAGGACACTTCACTGACTTGATTGTCAAACTTGTAGTTTGCGGACCCGCTTCCATTCTTCGTAAACGAGAAGTCCCCAAGGGTGGATGCACCAAGGGAATTGCCAGCAGCACCACTGAATTGAATACCAGTGGTGTTTGAAATCTGGAACGTGTTACCTACATCGACGGCTCCATTGATAGTAATGTAAGCTGATCCTGCTCCAGTAATCTTGCCTATTGTAAACCTCTCGCCCCCGTCAACACCTATTGTCGCTGAGTCAGCTAGTCTGACCTCAGAGCCGTCTACCTCAAGGTTGTTTCCGATAAGGGCATTAGTAGCTACGTGAAGTCCAGCTGTCGGGGTTACGTTACCTACCCCGACGTAAGCATTGTTCTCGTCGATATAAAGCAGTGGGTTAGCTGCACTGTCTCTGAACGTGATCCTACCGCCTGCTAGCAAGTTTACTACCCTAGTAGTGTCATCTAAAGTAAGATCGGAAGTCTTCAGTGTAGGTACGTCTGATTGAGCCCTAGCTGCCGTGTAGTACAGGTTAGTGCTGCCTTCAGGTACTTCGTCCGTGTCTTGCTTGTGCGTTGGCCTGATGATGATTCTGCCAGAGCTTCCAGGGCTTGTGGTCAAGACAGCTGCAAGAAGTATGCTGTGACCGTCTGCAGGAGCAGGCTCTGTCGTAGTTACTCCGCCAGCGTTATCTGGATCGAGGTACAGGAGATCGCCTTGGTCGTACTCAGAAGGATCATACCCAGACAACCCGTCAAGTTTTCCGAACCATACTACGTAGCCCCAATCATTGAGAGCCATGTCCTGGGCTGCAAACCCAACAACCCATTCTGGAATAAATCCAGGATATGATTGATCGGCCTTCTTAAAAAGCAATTTGCTACCCGTGGAGCCCCCAAACATAACAACGTCACCCTTAGAGATAGCCTCATCAGCTCTGCCGTAAAACACGTTCTTCTCACCAAGCTCTATAGAAACTCCGTCGGCATTGGTGTATGCCACGGTCTCTTCGTCGACGTCATAAGCCAAACTTCCAGCCGCAACTCCGCCTTCGTCTTCAAATGTGATAGCGTTACCAGCGGTATTCAAATTACCGCCTAGCTCAGGAGATGTATCCTCCACAACAGAAGCAAGCCTGTCGGCCCACTGAGTAGAGTAGTCAGCATCCGTAAGCTTGACAAGGCTTTGTCCTGTGGTGCCACCAACAGGTACCCCAGCCCCAGCAGCACCAGTACCACCAGTGACAGCTAGAGCGTTCTGCACTACGACGACATTGCTGTCCGACGTAGACAACGCAACCTGAGTGGCCCCCTCTGGAACGGTGACGCTAACCCTTAGCGGATCACCAAATGTCAGCGTAAAGTCACTCATGTGTTAGGCCGTTATAGTTACATCTTCGACGATAGTAAATGTCCCGTACAAGAAAGTCTCTACTACAGGAGGGGAGTCAGCGCTCTGGTGCTGTATGTCATAAACATACTGACCAGACTCTACGGCCTTCATGACGGAAGAGCTTATCGTAACAGTAAGCGTAGTGCCAGACGCATCATAGTTGCTGAATGTAATATCAGATGATGCTATTATCGTTGATTCATCGTTAGTCGCAGCGTCACGAACCTCCATCTTCCATCCAGTGTACGGACGAGCAGTAGACTGATCTGAGGTGAAAGTCATGATCATAGTAAACGTATCCCCACGTCTACACTTGATGTCAAGGCGAGAAGCCTTGTCTAGGTTGATACTTGCCATTACTGCAAAAGGTCGTTTACGTTTGTTGATTCTGATTCTTCAAGCTCCCCTCTTTGGCCTTTGCGCTGAGAGATAAGCTTCGATTGTTTACTCGCTTGCTTGTCCAAGCGATCGTCTTTTCTATCCTCCTTAAGGACTTCGAGCTTCTCCTTAAACTCTTGATCCTCAGTGCGGAAGCCGAGAGTAGCCTGAGCTCTGATCATCTCTACCTCCCTGCGCATCTCGTGCTCCATCTGCATACGCTGGGCCTCGAACTGAGCCTTCATCTCAAGCATGCGCATATCGATCTGCCCCTTGAGCTGAATCTCTTGGGCTTTAACCTGAGCGGCAGCCTGAGCTGTCTGTATGTTGGCCTGAGCCTGAGCTTGGGAGTTAGCTTGAGCTTGCTCCATCTGCTGCTTGATACGCTTCTTTCTTCTTACGATAAGCAAGCGCTCAGCCTGATCGACATCGCGCAGCTGACGAATAGCAACCGCATCCTCAATATCGATCTCTCTCTGTGACAACGCTACCTGGATGTTTTGCTCCAGGTACGCTCTGTCTTTATCGTCCATCTGCTTTCTCACCATAACGCCGAAGTTGTACATAGGTATCTCTGAGAAAGAGCTAAGCACCCCCATGTTCGTAGCACCCACTGCGTTCTCATACGCCTTGTAGATGGCTGACTCTGGAGGCAGGATCTGAAGACACTTCACGATATCTTCTACGACTCTCTTGAAGAGCATCATCGATGCGTGAGTTACGTCGTAGATAGCGTTGTTGCCGCCAGCGATAGCTTGCTCTCTCACTCCCACCAAGTCTTCGCTCTTAGGCGTCGTGCCGTCCATAGCTTCGTTGATGCCTGTAGCATCACGAATCATACGCAGGTAGTGGTTGTACAGAGCCACAAGCTCGTTGATGTTTCTTATGGTGTTGTCCAAAGGACGAACGGGTGGGTTTTGGAAACCACCCTCTGGGTTCTTGCTTCTGTAGTAGAAGACACCAGTCTGCTCGTAGATGTCTTGGATCTCCAGTGGCTGGAGCTCCCCGCCTCTACCGAGCTGTACGTTATCCAATCCCTCGATGTCTACAATCAATCCATCAGGCTTGGCCTTGGCGACCGCCTGCTGGATCTTAAGGTGGGTGAGCTGAAGCTGGTCTGCAAAACCAGTGATGCTACCCACGATAGACTTAGGCATCATGCGACGCATGTTAGTAGCCGCAATAGAGTAAGACAGGCGAGCCTTGCTCAAGTCGTGGATGTTCTTAGGGATGTTGGTCTTCATCCCGTACCCATAAATGTAGTCGGTTCCCACGATGTACTTACCACCGTATACCGTGGCGTTCTCCATCTTGTGAGCCTTACGCTCGTAGACAGAGCTCTTAGGCTCGCTGTACTCCTCACCCTTGTAGAAGAAGTTGGTGTTGCCAAAGCGGTTCTCCTTGTCCTCGAAGTACATGCAGTCAACAGACAAGAACTCGAAGTCAAGAACTTGGATGCGGTACTCATCGTACCCATACTTCATTCTGTCGCGCTTGTCGTCGTGGTACTTTCTTCCGAAGACTGATGAGTCGTTGTTGAACTTTCCAGCTACAGACTTAGCGATCTTCTCGAACTCCTCTTCGGTAAAGTCGTCACCAGAGGTTCTCTTCAGCTCCTCGATAGTGATGGTCTTTACGTGACCAGCGTACACCAAGTCCTTGAAGTTAGGGTCTTCCGTGTAGCTGTGAACGAAGTCGCAGGGGTCTACGTAGTTGGTGGTGATCCCGTAGTTAGGATCATTCTCTCTCTTTACGACAGACATACCCAGAGTCACGAGGTCATTGACGCAGCGCCTAAACGTAGAGTCATTGAAGTCGTTCCAAGACAGTGTCATGTTGGTTGCTATCTGTGCAGCAACTTCGGCGTCGGTCTTGACGTTTGTTTCCAAGAAGATCTCCGCCTCCTCCAGCGTGTCTGGAATCTCGCTTGCATCCGTAGACATCTGAATGCCAGACTGTTTCATCTGTGCATACATGTCTTTGTTGCGCACCTGCATCTGCAGCTTGCGCTTCTTGGCATCCTTCTCGCTGCTCGATATAGGATCGATAGCTTGAAGGTTAGGGTATGGGTCAGACGACAAGATCTTGTTGACTACGATCTTGACGAACTTAGGTATGATAGGTACAGGGGCCCAGTCCAGATTCAGCAGCGTACCGTCTCCGTTGTTAGGATCGAGGCTGTTGAGGATCTGCTTATAGATAGTTGTATCCTGAGTCCCGTTAGCATAGTCGCGGTTTCTTTCGAATTCTCGACGACGCTTTTGGTACGTCCCAGACTCATCATCGATCTTTCCCCAGTTCGCTTCAATAGCTTTCGCGTACTTTAGTCCGTAAGACTTGTCGAGCTTCTCCGAGGCAGGAGCTAATGGATCTGGGAAAGTACTGGATTTCTTATTCGTGCTAGAGTAGGACATTTACAGTATTCCTTTATAGCACAAATATAGTGTAAATAAAGTAACCCCTTAGGCATTAGGCCTGTAGCGCCTAAAGAACTTCTTGTCGTCGAACTTGCTCACCTTTTTTTCTACCTTGACTTTCTGCGCAGCAAGCAAAGCTAGACCCGAGCTGATGGTCAAGTCAAACTTAGTTCTCTTGTCTATGCGATACCCGATCCAGTCCTCAAGGGTTCTGTTGAAATACATATTGCCAACACTACCGTCTGCCTTCTCACCTACGTGATCGAAGATGTATTGCTCGATAGCTTGAGCGTGGGCATGGATGACGTCCTGAGAGTTAGAGGGGATACCCTTGGTACGTACGTTGCTGTTACTCCCAGGAGGGCGCAAGTGATCTGGCCTGTTCATTACGTAGCCATCGTAACCCCTTGATTCAAAGTATCTTACGATGCCGTACTTATTGTTTTCAATTAAGAGTGGGTACCCGTAGAAGAACGAAGCCATCAAGACATCCTCGTAGAATATCTTGGCTAGGTCAGGACGCGAGGCATACTCCACCACGAACATGTTAGACGGGTGCGTCTCTGTCATGCTGAACTTGTTGTACAGATGCAGGGCCCCCTTAGAGCCACGGCCATCAACCGTGGCGTCAAGGTCATAGGAGTCAACACCACCACAGCCCAGGTGATCAAACGGAGGAACCTTCTTACCCCCTTCTTCTTTGATTACGTTACGCATCTCAGTAGGAGGCATCCACGATACACGGAACCTTCCATTAGGATCTGGGGTAAAGGCCACCTCCTTGTCCATCTCCTTCCATAGGAAGTTGCCACGGACAACAGGGTTAGGGTAGAGGTCTTCGTTGCTGTCTATCTGCTGGTAGATCTTTCCGATGTTGAAGATGCTACCCTCCACACTGTCGCGGAAAGCCTCCTCCTCAGTAAACGGGAACTGACGCACCACCTCGTTAAGCTCGGAGGCATCGGACTTGAGAGAGTCCCTCTCGTTCTTCAGGTATCCTTTCGCTCCTCCAGCCACGTCATCACCATCAATACCATCGAGAACAGTATCAGGATCTTCCACGACTGGATTTCCGTACTTGTCAAAAAAACCTTCGAGAGCTTCATAAGCAGGTATGAAGATACGGTAGAGGCCGCTCTTCGTTCTGCCGTTGGCGTTGCGTTCCGACGGGTCGCTATCCTCCCACAGGGCTTTGTATTCTTTACCGCCCTTGTCCATAGGATTTACAGTACTACCCACCAAAGCCTTTCCCACCACCTTACGACCCACAATAAGACACGTACGCTCAATGCGCCAAGCCTCGCGGATATCGACAGGCTTCTCCCACTTGCCTGCCTCATCGAGGTACAGCATGTGCAGCTTCTCACCGTCGTATGCGTTGTTGGTGGTATTCTTCCAGTTTATGACCGTATTAAGAGCGTCGCCCTTCTGCGAAGTCTTATTCTTCTTCGTGATTCTCTTAGAGGGCTCGCGAAAAGCCAGCTCCATGCGCGGATTGGTCGTTCCATCTTGAATAGGTTTGAAGAAGAAGGGGTACGACTTAAAGATCGGGACCACCTTCTTCATGAATATATTCTCCTGGGAATCCTTACCCGTCTTAGACTGTATCCCTAGGAGCTTGTCTTTAACTTGTGTAGCTTCGTCCACAAGTACAGAGCTGCATATGTTAGTGTACCCAGAACGACGACACTTAGTATAAAGCTGGCCGAGACAACGGGGGTCAGCTTCGCACGCAGCCATGTGGAGAAAGATTTCTCTCTGGAACGCAAGATAGTAAGGATATCCGATATCGATTTTTGACCACTGGAGAAGCATGTAATGCCTTCCTGTAATGTACGTAGGGACACCATGATTGTAAAACCAAACACCGTTACGGCGGCGCTCAAACTCCTTCTCGATATAACCAGAAAACTTCCGACGGAATTCGGAAGGCTTCTCGTACCACTCATCCATACTTCGTATCTTCTGCAACTCCTCGGGCATAGGAAGGCGCTGCCACAGTTGCATAGCCTTTGGCTTTTCATGGAAGAGTATTTCAGATCGCTTTGGTTTCTTCGGGAGGACAACAAGAAGCCCATGGAGTTCAACACTCTCACCCACTGTACCGTTAGGGTCGATCTTAATCCCCTTATCGTCGTATCCATCTATGTCGATAAGCGTTGACATCAGTAGCTCTGACCTAGTTTATTCATGCGGCCAAGGCTAGGTACGCCAGTCTTTGGATTGGCGACATCCATATACTCACCGCACTTCTCGCACTTGATATCGTGTCGGGCTTCCCCGTCGATGAATCTGATTGTGACGCCCGTGGCATCCACGATATCGTCACTGCAACTGCATTTGTATTGTGCCATGTCTATTTAATTTGTACCCCCGACAGGACTCGAACCTGTAACCGTTTCATTAGAAGTGAAATGCTCTATCCTGTTGAGCTACGAGGGCATAGTTGGGGCGGCGGGACTTGAACCCGCGACTTCCTGTGTATAAGACAGACGCTCTAACCAACTGAACTACGCCCCAGTTTGATTGCCCCGTATGCGTAGGGGGCCGCCTGACGAAACCAACTTAGTCTTCGTCGTTCCAGGATTCCTCCCAGAACATATGGTCTACTTTGTTTCTTTGATAGACTATCTCTTTCCAATCATTTAGAGAATCGCTCAGCGAAACCTCCTGAGTAGTCTTTGTCTTCTTCGATTTTTCCATTCTCACTTAATTCTTTAATCATTTGTTCGAGCTTCTGTCGCTCGATAATTAGCTCCTTACAATCTACAGCCGTTTGCTTTACGGCTTGCAGCTCAGCTTTGCGGGCTGAGCCTCCAGCCTCTGGGTCTACAGGCTTCTTGACTTCCTCGATCATATTGTCTATGGCGATAGCCATGCTATCCATAAGGCGTGACGAGGCGTCGAGCGTGGTGAACTTAGCTTTCCTCGACATACAAAAAATCTTGAGCTCTGGTTCGGTAATACTCCTTGCCGTCGATCTTGATGCGGTAGTCCATGTTCCTAGGAATCCCTACCACGTCGCCAACCTTGACGCCAAGTTCTTCAATCCAAGGAGCCGTAAAAGCGACACGACCCTTTGTAACCTTATCCTCCTTGAGTTTGACGATTTCGATTGCATCTGACTCTGGTTGTTTAGTTTCTTCTACTGGCTCAAGAAGACCCCAGCCACCGAGCAAACCAATACCGTCTTCACCTTTGTAGGCAATCGCTTGTGACTCGGTCGCCATATCTGGGTGGTAGTGTACGAGGTAGTGGTCGTCATCGCCCGTGAGCGACTGGCCTCCATTAACAACTACAAGGTGGTGGAAGTACAGCGTGTCTCCAGGCTTAGCCCCCGTGTCGTACTTGGCTGGTACTGAGACGATTGGTCCTTCTGTGACGCGGTGCTGGAACTCGTTGTACTTCGTATCGACGTACAGCTCCAGTCCGCTATCTAGCTTCATGGTGTCATTGAGTCTCTTCTTGAGCTCTACGACAAACTTCTTAAGGCTTCGCATATTAAAAGTTCAAATCAAATTCTAGCATACACGGCATATCGTCGATGGCTTTCCATAGCAACGTGCCTTCGTCTGTTTCGATGTACACAAGATAGCGACGCTTGTTGTATTTTACAAATGCTCGCTCATCTTCTAGTATGGCGGAGACCTTCCCGTCCCCAGCCCTCATGCCTATGTAGTAGGCCATAGCGTCTTTCGGGTCACGCCCGATGATGATCTTCCTGATAAGTCCTTCGTCCATTATTGAATTAGTTTCCCGTACACCAGCTCAAACCCCAGACCGTAACTCAGAGAATACAACAGCGTTCTCTTCACAAATGGTTTCCATCCTTTGGTCCGTGGTCCTAAGCAGATCGCGGTGGTTATCATTAAATTTCTTCCTGCCACCGTAGCGTGATAGCCATCGGTTGCAGCTACAAATATAGTGCTAGATCCTGTAAAAGCCTCACCCTGAGCTGGATCTCCGTTCATGTACTTGTTCCTCCAGCTTAGCTCTGGGTCCCAGAACTGTGGGTTGGCGTTGGGGAAGGTGTTCTGAAACTCGTGGTAGTGGAACAGCAGGTCTTGGTTCACTCCGTTCAGGGCACCAGCCAAGAACATAGACGTGACAGGGAGTATCTCTTTGCGCCACTTCATGTCTGTCGGGTAGTAATCTCTGTACTTAGACTCTATCTCGCCTGAGGCTAAGTTAGCTACGCCGCCAGCCAACCATACAGCCCCTATGCCTTGTGTTGGACCATCGGTATAAGTAATTAGTGCTAACCCACTGAGAGTCAGGAAACTACCAGCGGCATACTTGCCTTCGTGTGTGTTGCCAGTATCAAATCGTAGCTGCGCGTTGAGAGTTCCGCTGATGGCGACCAGCAAAAGGAAAAGGTATTTCATTAGTTAAGGGATATGCCTAGCCCATCGAGAAGATCGCCTAGGTCTGGATTGTCGTTACCGTAAGCCTCGTCCATAATCTCTTTGATTACTTCGAGCTCTTGCTTGCTGTCTACATTGAAGCTGTACATAGACCGCATGTTGACGTGACCGAACTCAGCCTCC